GCACCACCCCGCCCGAAGCACTCGGGGCAGTGTGACAGCACACGGTGTGCTCTAGTTGTTCAGTGGGGAAGCGGGAGCTCGGGGTTCTCTGCGCCGAGAGAGCAGGCCGGTCGATACTTGGGGCCTTGATAAACTCTCACTCTTGAACAACCATGCCAAAGAACCCTGATCCGCTCAAGATCAAGCGCCCGGGACACGGAGGCAAGCGTGAAGGCGCTGGTCGGCCGAGCGGCGCTGACGCCCCGGTGACGAAGCGTTCAAAGAAAGTCGCCAACGAGATCGCTGAGGGCAAGCGCCTCATCGAGGAGCACGACGGCACCGATCTGCCCCCTGAAGCTACTCCACTGGACGTGATGCTCATGGCGATGCGGAAGGCGTACAAGACCGGCGGTTCCCTCGCTGCGTTCCCATACGCTGAGAAGTGCGCACCCTATCTGCACGCACGGATTGCCAACATCGAACTCAGCACAGGCAAGAAGGGGCCGATGGTCCTGGAGTTCCGCTGGGCCAACGAGCCGAAACCGATTCCTGAGGCGTAGATACCATCGGTATCGCTTGGACGTCCAAGCAGGCGTTCAAGTGCCTCGGGTCAGTCCAACCCATAGGCGCTCCCGTGTTGGACGCGCCAGGAGCCGCTAATGAGCGCCGTTAAGACCATTCAAATCCCGTACAGTCCCCGGTCTGTCTTCCTGCCGTACCATCAGACCGACAGCCGCTTCGTGCTTACCGTCGCACACCGCCGCGCTGGCAAGACGGTAGCACGCATCAACAAGCTGATCCGCAAGGCCGCTGAATGCACGCTGCCTAATCCGCGTTTCGGCTACCTCGCGCCGTACTACGTCCAGGCCAAGGACATTGCATGGGGCTATCTCAAGCACTACGGCAGTCCCATCCTTCAGCTCGACGAGACCTCGCCATCCAAGCCGAACGAGTCCGAGCTGTCCATCCGCTTGCCGCACAACAACGCGATCATACGGCTCTACGGCGCAGAGAACATCGAACGCCTGCGTGGCCTGTACTTCGACGGTATCGCTGCTGATGAAGCGCAGGACATCGTACCCAGCGCACTCACGAGCGTCATCCTTCCTGCACTGGCTGACCGCGAAGGCTGGCTTGACCTATCCGGTACGCCGAAGGGCTGGGGCAACCTCCTGGGCCAGACGTACAAGCGTGCTCAGGAAGACCCCGACTGGTTCGTGCAGCTTCTCCGGGCCAGTGAGACGGGCCTGATTCCCCAACATGAACTCGACAGACTACGGAAGGCTATGCCAGAGAACGAATACCTACAGGAGTTTGAGTGCTCCTTCGACGCCGCTATCACAGGTGCCTACTACGCGAAAGAGATCAGCAACGCTGAGTTCGATGGTCGTATCTGCTCCGTGCCGTACGACAAGACGCTGGCTGTTCACACTGCGTGGGACTTGGGTGTATCCGACAGCACCACCATCTGGTTCTGGCAGCAGGCAGGCCGCGAGATCAGGGTCATCGACTACTACGAAGCCTCCGGTCAGGGCCTGGACCACTACGCAGGTGTGCTGAACTCCAAGGGGTACATCTACGGCAAGCATTGGGGGCCGCACGACATCAACGTACGTGAGTTCGGCTCAGGCAAGAGCAGGCTCGAGATTGCACGCAACCTTGGCATCCGCTTCGACACCGTGCCCAACATCGGCATCAAGGATGGCATTGACGCTGCCCGTATGATGATCAATCGTATGTGGTTCGACAAGGGCCGCTGCTCGCTGGGCCTAGACGCACTGCGCCAGTACCAAGAGAAGGTGGACGAGAAGCGTGGTGTTGCACTTGGTCCTCTGCACAATTGGGCCTCGCACGCAGCCGACGCATTCCGATACATGTGCGTCGCCATGCAGGAAGTAACGAAGACACCGGCTAAACAGAGGCCGCAGTTCGGGCCAGGAGGATGGATGGGATGAAGACAGGTAATCGTAAGGAGGGCTCAGCAGAGCTCCGCATCAGACAGTGCAGCGCGTTCCCACCACATATGCGTGAGCGCACCCGGGAGCTCTGCAATCTCGAGGTGCCTGCTGACGAGCAGAACAAGGGTGCTGCCACGGCACTGATGCACAAGGTCTGCCACGAGGCAGATGAAGCAGGCATGACCCTCGTGGTGTTCGTCAACCCGTTCGGCGACAACATCGCGCTGAGCCGCACCCAGCTCCGTGAGTGGTACGCCAAACGCTTCGGCTTTCAGGTCATCCAGGACGACCCCTGCTTGATGGCACGCCTCCCCGGCAGCACACCGCCGGTCATGAAGCTCAACCCCATCACCAAGGAGCTCTACACCGTATCCCGCTACGCTGAAGAGCACGTACCCCAAATCGCACTTTCCTGAGGACACTATGGCAAACGAAAACACTTCCAGTGCCGCGAACCCGGAGAACCCCAACTCCGATGACGTGCTGGCCGACGCAAGAGAGTTCATGCAGCTCTGCATCACCATGGAGGGGGATAACCACCGTGAGGGCCTGGACGACTTGCGGTTCCTCGCCGGCGAGCACTGGCCGCAGAACGAGAAGCATAAGCGCACGCTGGAAGGACGCCCTGCGCTGACCATCAACAAGTTGCCTACATTCCTGCATCAGGTCACCAACGACCAACGCCAGAACCGGCCTTCCATCAAGGTCCACCCGGTCGATGACAATGCTGACCCCGAGACAGCACGGGTGATTCAGGGCATCGTGCGCCATAGTGAGTACGCCTCCAACGCTGACGTGGCATACGACACCGCAGTGAACAGTGCAGCCGCCATCGGGTTCGGGTACTTTCGCATCGTAACCGATTACACCGACGAGACGTCCTTCGACCAGGACATCGTGTTCAAGCGTATCCGCAACCCGTTCACCGTGTACTTCGACCCTGCCAGCACTGAACCTGATGGCAGTGACGCACGCAAGGTCGTAATCACCGAGAAGATGCACCGCAACCTGTTCGCATCCCGCTACCCCAACGCACAGGCATGCAACATGAGCCTCGTGACTGGCTCCGGTGACCGCTACGCGAACTGGCTCTGGCAAGACTACGTGCGCATCGCTGAGTTCTACCGCATCGAGGAGGAAGAGGTCACGCTGGTCATGCTGACCAATGGTGAGGTAGGGTTCAAGGAAGACCTGCTGGCCCTGCCTGAAGGCGTGACCATCAAGGCTGAACGCCCCAGCACGCGTCGGAAGGTGGTGTGGTACAAGGTGACCGCAGTGGACGTACTCGAGAAGGCTGAAATCCCCTGCCGCTGGATTCCGGTGTTCCCAGTGTACGGCGATGAGCTCGACGTCGACGGCAAGGTGCTCCGTTCCGGCCTCATCCGCAACGCCAAGGACCCTTCCCGCATGTACAACTTCTGGATGACCGCTGCTACCGAAGAGGTTGCGCTGCGTCCGAAGACCCCGTACATCGGCGCTGAAGGCCAGTTCGAAGGCCACGAGGAGGCGTGGTCCCTGGCGAACAACGCCAGCATGCCGTATCTCGAGTACAAGCCCGTGGCGCTGGGCGGCATGCTGGCACCGCCACCACAACGGCAACCGATGGCCGACATGCCTATTGGCACGCTCCAGATGGCGATGCACGCGAATGACAACATCAAGGCCACCACTGGCCTGTTCGACAGCAGTCTCGGTGCTCGCGGTAATGCCACCAGCGGCAAGCAGGAGATCGCACAGCAGCGCCAAGGCGACGTAGCGAACTTCCACTACGTGGACAACCTCGCGCGTACCATCCGACATGCTGGCCGCTGTATCATCGACATGATCCCCAAGCTGTTCGACACCGAACGTGTGGTGCGTCTTCTGGGTGAAGACGAGAACGTCACGCACGCAGCCATCAACAAGCCCATCCCGCCCGAGCAGCAGAAGCCCGACCCGAAGACCGGGGCCATCCGTACGGTGCTGAACGACCTGCGTGTAGGCAAGTACGACGTCACCGTGTCCACTGGCCCCAGCTACAGCACGCTTCGCCAGGAAGCCGCTGACGCCATGATCCAGTTCGGCCAGAGCTGGCCCAAGCTCATGGACCTCGCCGGCGATAAGGTTGTCAAGGCAATGGACTGGCCGGGTGCTGAAGAGATTGCTGAACGGATCGAGCGCACCATCCCGCCGGAGATCAAGGGTGAAGAGGCTGAGCAGGCCGAGTTGCCACCTGAGGTACAGGCCCAGCTCCAGCAGATGCAGGGATACATCCAGCAGCTTGAGCAGGCCGTGCAGCAGGCAGACAGCGGTCTGGAGAAGGCACGCATTGACGCCGAAAGCCGTGAACGTGTAGCCGAAATCAATGCCGGGGCCAAGAACGACGTGGAGGAGCTCAAGGGGATGATCCAAATCCTGCTGGCACAGATGCAGCCTCCTCAGATTCTCACTGCAAAGGCCCTGACAACTGGTGAAAATACACCGCAGATTCGCCCCTCGGATAACCCTGCCGGGGATCAGGCGCTACAGGGCGACAGCCTACCGATGGGCGGAAACACCGGGCCGGAGATCGCGCAATGAGCGTGCAAGACACAACCCAAGACGTAACGCAGCAAGCGGATGACGCACAGACTACCCAGAACGTGCAAGACCAGCAGGTGGACAACACCGACGCCAGTCAGCAGACGCAAGCTGCAGATGATCAGAACCAGCAGCAAGACAACGCTGATAATCAGCAAGACCGTGACGAGCAAGGCCGCTTCAAGAAGGGCGTCCAACCTCGCATTGACGAGCTGACCCGTGCTCGCCGTGAAGCTGAGCGTGAAGCCGCCTACTGGCGTGCTCGTGCTACAGCAGGGCAAACGAATCAGGAACAGGCGCAATCTCCGGCTCCGGCCGCTACCCCCAAGCCGACACCTGACCAGTTCGACGACCACGGAGCGTACATTGAAGCGCTGACCGACTGGAAGGCCGAGCAGGCTGTCCTCAAGCACGAAGCCACCAAGGCGGAAGAAGCTGCCGCCAAGGCCAAGGCGCAAGAGGCAGCTACCAAGGCGAAGACGTGGGAAGAGCGTCAAGGTGCAGCACGTACCGCGATGCCCGACTACGATGACGTCGTGGGCAACTCGGACACGCCGGTCGCGCAGCATGTTATCGAAGCTCTTCTGGAAAGCGAGAACGGACCGGGTCTGGTCTATCACCTCGCGAAGAACCCGGAAGTGGCTGAACGCCTCAATGGCATGAGCCCCCTCGCCGCTGCCCGTGAACTCGGGAAGATCGAGGTCTCATTGCAGAAGGCTGCTGCCGCTGGTCAAGGCGCTGCGAATGGTGAGCAAGGCGCTCCCCAAAAGCAGGCCAAGGAAGTATCGAAAGCACCAACCCCCGTGAAGCCGCTGGGTTCGGGCCGCGCAACGCCAGTCGACCTCGCCAATGCGAGCATGGACGACTACATTGCACAGCGCAAGACCCAAGGCGCTACGTGGGCACGGTGAACATCAAACCCATCGAATAGGAATACTGCACCATGACGAACACTCTCGTTACCTGCTCTATCGTTGCGAAGGAATCCCTCGCAATCCTGGAAAACATGCTGGGCTTCAGCGCAGCCGTCAACCGTGACTGGGAAGACGAATTCACTGGCAGCATGGCTCGCGGCTATGCACCGGGCCAGACCATTAACATCAAGAAGCCGCCGCGCTACACGTACCGCTCGGGTCGCGTGTCTGCACCGCAGTCGACGGTCGAATCCACCGTCCCGCTGACCCTCCAGCAAGGTGGTACTGACCTGAACTTCACCGGCATCGAGCGCACCCTGTCGCTGACCAAGCTGGAGAAGAAGCTTCAA